ATTTATGCAATTACAAAAATAACCGGGGATAAGAGTGGTTTGTAATTTAAATGGCTCTTAAATGTCTAAAAAAATGTTGTTGGGTATGTTGGTAAGCAATTAGGCCTTACGACGTAAATGTGGTATACTTATGTGCGTTTAAAGTGCCAGTATAAGCTGATTTAAGGGGTGTTTAATTCTAAATGGCTCTATTTTTTGAGTGCATCATATTTTATTATGTAATGATCGATATACTCTTCAACTTGAGTATTATTTTTGTCATAATAAATTTTTTTTGGACGTCCTGATTTTTTTGGTTCAGGTGACTCGATAATATCAAGTTCTCTTTTGACTATAGCTGTTGTCTTATTACACTTACTACAAGTTCTTTTCCAAAGATTATTTGCAAGGTCTAAATTATGTTCAGATAACAATCTTCTATAATTGTGTTCGCCTTTATTGCCACAAAATTGGCAAGTGTCAAAACGAAACATTTGTTGTCTAGATAGGGAGTATGTGTCGGGTTTAATTTTAAGATAACGCACTAAAATATTGTTGTTAAAACAACACCTAAATTAATAACAACACCAAGTGCCGCAAGTATTACAAATTTCTTTACTAAAGCCATATCATGTAATAAATGAGCTAGGTGATTGTTTTGTATTTTGTCTAATGTTTTCTCTATAGCATCAATGCGTTTTTCAATTTCTCTCATAATAATTCCTTAAGAAATAGTTGCACCAAGTGCCACAACTTTCCAGTTTGAGCCGTCATAGACTGCCATAGTTTTAGCGCCGCCATTGCCATTTGAACAATATGCTACATCACCTTCTGCTTTATCTGTTCTTGCATTAAGCTGAATTAATGTTTGTGGTGCTAAATTTATAATTTCTTCTATTTTTACTTTGCCTGTATTAGGATCTAGTGTTAAATCTGTTGATGTTGAAGTGTTTAATTCATCTGGCAAATACGTTGCATCAATTTTAGTAGAACTGTTTAAAGGTGCTACACCACTTGCTTGAGCACGACCATTAATTACAATAATTAATTCGTCAAGAGCCGCTTTTAGATTAGGACGAGCCGCCGCTGGCGTATCTGTTCCTGCGTCTAAATTAGTTGTTATTACATTTCCTGCTGTGGCCCATGCCATAATGTGTCTCCTTTTATATTTATTTTAATGTTAAAAATCACCGTCATTTTAGTCCATTCTAGAGCCAGTTGTTCTATCTATTGTCATATAGTAACTAGTCAGAGGCTGATTAAGCGGATTTGGAAACCTTTTAATTACATTACATTCACCTGATGTTGATATAGTTGATGTTCCACTTGTCCAAGCCGCATCTGATGAATCCCCATTGTGGGTAAAAACTCTAGTGCAAGAACCTCCAACATATTGCGAAAGAAAAACAGTCCACGTGTCATTCATAGACATAGCAGACATATTAATAGTTAATGCACCACCACTAGGATCATTTACAAGAATATGTGTATACGGCTGAGTAACATTTACAGTAGTAGGACAAGAAGTAACAGTGGCAATAGTTGTCGGTGTTCCTAAAGTTGTTGCTCCAGCTTCTCCAGGTTTAATTGTTCCTGACGCACTATCATAAATTAATACATTCCCATCAGCAATACCACTTGTGTCAACAAAGTCAACAACATTGTTGACAGCATCAGACATGGTTTTAATTTCTGCACGACTATCTCTAATAGAATCGTCTGCATTATCAAATGCTGTTGAGTCAGGTTTACTTGTTGGCCACGCCATAATTATCCTCTTTGTATATTGCCATCTACGTCTGCTTTCGCTGTTGGTAATCCAACAACAATAGCGTCAAATGTGCAATCAATGTTTTTTGTTTTTCCAAACGTATCTAATTCGTATATATTTACTGTAATTGGATCTGTAGATTTATCCAAATAGGCTATTGGTCTAGCACTAGAACTTCCAGTTGCTATATAACCGTCAGCAACATAACCATCTGCCATATAACCAGGTGTAGCTTGGTGTGGTTGTATAACAGCCACAGTTGGTGAAATAGGTTGGTCTAATACTAATTCTCTTGCACCTGTTGATCCACCTAATGAACTTGATTCAATAGAATCAAAACTTGCTGTAATTTTTTCTGCATTTAGATCTGTTTGAATATTTGTTATGTTAGGTGTTGCTTCAGCGCCAGCACTATCTCCATAATTTAAACTAAAAGTAAATTGAAAATATCTTGCCTTAATAGCAGTTACAGTATCGCCTACATTTACTACTAGACTTGTGCTACTATCTATTGTTCCACCTGAACTGTCAACAGTATCACCATAGACAATAGTTGTTGTCATTGTTCCTGTTTTGCTTACTAATGTTAAAGGTAATAATTTTTCTATACGTCCATAGTCAACAATGTCTGTTGTATATGTTAACGGTAAAGTAGGAGTTAAATTCCAGCTGTCTGTATAAGTGTCCCAGCCACTGGTTAGGTTAGCCCACGTCTGTGTTGATAGTGGTTGATAAATTCCTTCTGCAAAGTATCCGTTGCCAGCCATATTAAGTTCCTAAATTGTGACTTGTCACTTGACTATCACCTCCAGCAGGACTTACACCTGCATCCATTCCTGCCACAGCAACTAATGGATTTTGTATCAAATAATTAAGATACGCTTCAATATTTGATCCTGTTAAATTACTTCCTATAATAGGATCGTAATATGTATAATTTCCTAAATTACTACCATCTGCATGATATTCTCTTCCACCACTAATCACTCTGCTCCAATCAAATTTCACAAAATTAATATCTTTGTGATCACTAAAACCTTTAGTTCCAAATTTTATAAAGTGAAAAGGTCCAGAGATTGGAGTTTCGCCTTCAGCCCTTTGCGATTCATTAATAAAGTATCTAATACGAATTGAATCAAAGGATGGGTTAGCTGGTAAATTTAAAAACAACCCTACGTCCATCTGTTGTGATGCTCCAGTAACAAGATCTTGACTGTTACGATAAAACAAATAATCATTTGAAATAGGTTTGTTTAATGTATATGTCTTACCATCAAAGGTTGATGTTTGTTTAGTTGCATACACTAGACTACCTTCTTTGTCTGTGCCAATTACATTAGGATTATGAAATGCTAATCCTTTTGTGCTACTAATATTAACATGAAACCCACTAAATTTTGTTAGTCCATAGCCTTCAATTCCAAACTGATCTTTTACTGCAAATTTATTAGGAACATTAATGATGTCAACTTGATCATATGCTTTAAACAAACTTACGTCAAAGAAGTTTATAGGTGGTCTTGGTGGCAGTGGATTAGTTTCTATAGGCTCACCTGAACTATCTGGATCTTCATTTGGAGGAACAATTCCAATTGGACTAATTGGAGCACCTCGTTGTCTTGGACGTAAAGAAATAGGATCTGGACTATAAATTGGCGGTGGAACATCTAATTGTCCTACGCCTCCAGTTGCAGGATATATAGACGCATCATGTTCAACTGCGTTAATGTTGACAGTCAAGTCGGGATTTAAATCTACTCTTACTATCCTAAATGATACGTTTGTTAATTGTAAAGTTGTATCTGTTATTCTTATAATATCGCCAACTTCAACTGCATGAAGTTCTTGTGTTGCTCTAAATTTAACAGAACGTTGTTGTCTTGATTTCAAATAAATCATTCTAGCATTTTCATATGCCATTGCTTTATTTGTAATTGTATGGAATGTAAATTCTTTAGACAACTCTTCATCATTGTCTATAGTTTTATCAGCACTTACATTATAAAAAACTTGTTGGTTAGTGAATTCTAAATCAGGATCAACATAGTTTACTATTGCTTGATTTAATTTGGTTCTTTTTCTTTCACCTTGTAAAGTAATACCGCCATGGACAACATTCTTGTCAACGTCATATGCAATATCAACAGTTGTTGAGGTAATGTCTGTGGCGTGTCCACCGTCTTCAACTTTTAATTTATATCTACCTTGTATATACGGCATAATACCTCTACCACCACCAATTAAATTTTTTACATTAGATAAAATTTTATTGTTAGTGTCAATAACAGCATTACAAGTTAATGCCTTGCCTGTGTAGGTATTATTATAAGTTACTGTTTGATCATATTTGTTTGCGGCAACCCAAAAACTATATGCGTTAATTTGTTCTTTAGGAATACCTGCACCATAGCGTGGGTTCATCAAATAATCTAAAATACAGTTAGCCGGATTTGCATTATAACTTTTACTTAGGTCTGCATAGTCATTAGCTAAATTTAAAACTCCTACTGGAGCCATATTTCTTACATTATAAACTAACTTACCACAAATATCAAATTGAACTTGTGGTATTCCGCCTCTAAAAGGATTATTATTAGCGTCGTCTTGTGTTTTAATTTCTTTCCATTCAAAACGCATTGCCACATAAGCAACACCAGTCATAGTTCTATCTTTACCTGGCCAAACTGGTGCATCATCCATGATACTTGCTACTGATGGATTACCTGATCCACCATCAAAGCATTGAAATCTTATTCTTCCATTAAACCTGTCCTTATTAACAGGAACATCAAACCCATTAGAATAAAAACCGCCTGTTGAAAATCCATTGCCAGATGTATATTCACTAGGCAAAGGTAATTCAACGTCATCAACTATAATTCTTTTTACACCTTGGATTTGTCCTTCTGACAATGCGTAAACGGCCCATAGATATTGATTATTTGTTGAACCTGTTTCTGCATGAACAATAACTCCTCCAACTCTTCTAAATCCATAAACAACAGGTATAGCAACATTGGTTCCTTGCTTTGTAACAGTTACACCAGTCGCTTGTTGATCTGCTTGTGGTTGATCTGGAACATCAGGTGTGCCAAATGGTGCTAATAGGAAACTGAAAATGTCGCCGACAAATTCTACAATGACACTAATAATAGTGCCAATAACTTCACCTATCCATTCAATTACACCACCCATTATGCTGGTATCCTATGTATATAATGATTGCCACAATGACTACCATTCTTGTGTTCAAAGTATGTTGACGCTCTATCTATAGCGTCAGCCGAGCCCTCCCAGTCTTTATTAAATGCACAAATATCACTTTCAAAAAACTGTGCTCCGTGTTTTTTACAGACTGCTATAACTTCTGACCATAACATATCTGCAATTACTTTATTACGTTCGCCATCTAAAATATAAAAGAAAGCTAACTGCCCAAACAAAGTAGGGTTCCATAATTTAGTATGTAGGTAGAATATAGCATAACCTATAATGTCATTATGTTTTTCTACTACTAAACATTTAATACCATCATTCATTAATATTCTTTTTAATTGCTTTGACAAATAAACATCGTCAATGGGTATTACTGAATTGAATTCTAATTCACCAGCATGATATTTTGCTATGTTTAAAATTCCGTTTAAATCTTTGGGTTCAAATTCTCTAATCATTATTTTTTGCCCCAACGTATATCTTTAATTGCTTCATGTGAATATTCCATGCTAAAGTCTGCCGGATATTCTCTTTGGAAGTTTTTTAAATTTGTTCTACGACAACTTACTTTTTCAAAGTTAGAAAATAAACTGTCTACTTGGATAGCCAGTCCTGCTGTTTTTTCTGCATCATTAATTTGATAGCCAGCAACACGACCTTGGAATATTAAAATAGGTCCATCGCCTGTGCTATCATCTATAATACTATTGTCAGTCTGGTCAACTAATGCTCTATGTATAACAACATCTTTATTAATAAGAGAACTAACTGCAAACGTAGAAACTGTTGTTGGATCTAAAGCACTTAAGGTTATTGTAATACTTGTGATTGATAATTCGGAAGTTTCACTTGCTGAGGTAATACTTAAAAAGATTCCTTGTGCTGAGAATGTTTTAGAATCGTAAACAATATCATAAGGAGCGTCTGTGTAATATGTGCCATTTAGATCTAATAGCAAATAAGTTACAATAGCATCTCTGGCTAATGCTGTGTTAGTGTTTCCACCTGCTAGTCGTGCCATTAGTAAACCTCTTGCACATCTATTTCAAAACTTACAAATCCTTGATTATCGTAACCATATTCTTGTAAATCATTAGAAATTATAAATCTAAATGCGACTTGGTTAACAGATATAGGTTCTCCAGCACTATCGCTGTCCACTGCTGTAACTAATGCTGGTTGAAATTGTATTGTTCCTGCGCCTGCTCCGTCAGTAGTAGCGTCTTCTGTAACCATGTAAACTTTTGTATGATTAAAAAACCTAATAACATCGCCTGCTCTTAAAATTGTTTTACTTGTTTGATCTGATGTTACAGCAATACTAGTCGATCCAGCGGCCGTTGATGCCGCACTTGGAAAAGTTACTTGACTTGGATAACTGCCACTGGTATCTGATATAGTTGGAATAACTAAATCAAACTCATTTAAACTACCTTGACATCTAGCAACAAAGGCTTGAACTGCCCTAAAGTCACCAGCCGATGTAGATGGAAAAGCTAAAACACCTTGCCATAGTGTAGTGGCATTCGTTGCTCTAACAGTTCTGCCACTTGCTGTTTCTGTTTTCTTTGTAATTGTTTTTTGTTTAAATTTAAGAGCTTTAAATCCTAAACTAACTGGAAAAAATCCTATATAAGCCATTAAGCAGTCACTCCCACTTTGCCTTGTTGATTCATGGCATTGTTAATAATTCCAACAATAGTTCCACGTCTTTCAACAAGTAGTTGATCAAAGTCCCTTGCATCAACTGTTGTTATGTTAAAGTTTACATTTACTTCACCGCCCATGCCTCCACTAATGCCCCCAACAGCATCTGCTACTTCTCTTGGGATGACTGTTGAACTTTGTTTAGGAACAATAAGTTCAGGTCCGTCCTCACCAACTAATGCTGTGGCTCCGCCTAATACAGTTCCACCTCGTTGTGCCGTCTGTGCCCTAATTGCTGATACTTGTGCAAAACCTGCCGCTATTACTGCCGCCATTGCTATAAAGTTAAATGGAGGTGGATAAGATGCTAATGCTTTTGTGGCACCTTGGTATGTGTTAATAACTGCTTCAGCAATAGCCATTGCCTTCGCCGCCGCAAATGCCGCTTTGTTCTCTTTGCCTAATGCGGCGAAAAAGTTTTTAGCTTGGCCAATACCAAATTGATATTTTTCCATCTCAGACTTTTTCTCAAATTCTATTCTAGTCCGATTAATTTCTTTTTGTTTTTCTTCTCTGCCCTTTTTCTTTAAAAACTCTTTGTCTTCAGCACTCATATGTTTTGCTATAGCACCTTGATTAGCAGTTAATCTTTTTTCCAACGACGCCATATACATATCTTCTTGCTTTTGTAACCGTGCCGCTTCCATGTCAAGAATTTCTTGATTTAGGAGAGCCTCGATTGCAAGTTTACTATTAGCAAAGTCTTGTTCAGTTATTAACTGTGTTTCTTTCTGGGTGTTTAGAATTGCTATGGCATTATTTGCAACTGTTTGAAGAGCTTCAGTTTCTTTTTGTATATAATCCACTCTAAATTTAGTAGCGGATTCAATCATTGCTTCTGCTTCAATTTTTCTCTGTTTTTCTAATGCTACTGTTTCTTTTAGCACTTCATTGGCCATCAGTGCCGCTCTAATTTCTTCTTTCTTCGCATCCATGACTTCTTTTGTAATGCCTGCTGTTGCAAATAACTCGACATACTTTTTCTTCTCTAGTTCTAACGATACTCTTTGCTCTTTTGTAAGTCCATTTATTGAGTCTGTTTGTTTTTGAATTTCTCCTAATGACTGCTCCACAAGTGATCTGAAATCAAATTCCGCCTGATTTTTGATTCCCATCTTTTTTAATTCTTCGTCAAGTTGTCTCTTCGCTTCTGCGTTCAAGGCCATTTCAATTTCGATTTGCTTAATAATATCTCTAATCTTCGATTCCATTTCACCCATTTGCTTAATATTGGTGCTATCTGTCAGACTGTCAAACATTTTTTTGAGTTTATCACTCATGGCATTAATAGGTGCGGCCCAGCTACCAAAGTCGGGTGCCGGAATCTGTGGAATTTCTTTAAATGGATTTAGTGCATTCGCCTTGTCTATTAGCCAATTCAGTTTGTCGACGACGAAGCCTGCCATTGCTTCTATACTCTTCATAAAATCATCAACCATACCGCCAAGGTTATCTAATACTGCACCAATGGCTAAAACAAGTAGTTTGCCTTTTAGTCCTAGCATCAAGAATCCTATGATACCTATAGCTTTTATAGTTCCAGGTAACATATTCATAAAACTAACCATACCGTTTATACCAGACCTAACAAATTTAAAAATTGGGCTCATCATATCTATTAGTTGTGCTGTGCCTATTGCCATTTTTTGTGTTATTTCAATTATTTTATTACCTACGTTAGCGGCAAATTTGTTTAGTCCTTCTTCATTATCCCCCATAGCTTTATTAATAACGCCTGCTATGCCTTTGGAAAATTCAAACAGTCCGCCTGCTTTACCTACTGCAAGTGTAAATTGGAAGACTTTGTCTG